ATCCTTAAAAGAAGAATCTCCTTCAACTAATCCTTGATAATCACAAAAAGCAATTCCAGAAACAATTTTTTGTCGAAGTGTCCACCACCAATCCAAGGCCAATTTATCTTTATTTAATTCGAATAAATCTTTCTTTAAATCTATTTTAACATCTTTAGCTCTTTTCCTGTAATCTTGAATTAGCATTAATCTATCACTAGAATATCTTACTTCTTCAATTTCATCAAAAGCTCCAGCCAATATTAAATTTTCATAAACAGATTTGTTTACTTTACTTCCTTTAAACTTATGTCGAGTATAAAATTCCGAGAATGAAAAATAATCTCCATTTAAACCTCTATCTTTTATTATCTGATCTGTAGCCACATCTCCAACTTGTTTTGTAGCAGTTAAGGGCCAATATATTGTATTATTTTCATAATCAGTTTTAACAGCTGTATCAGATTTATTAATATCTGGTGATTTTATCTGAATGTTACCAATTTGGTAAATTTCCGAAAGATATTCCGAAATCTTTTCATCAAAATCATTTTTACCTATTATTTTATTAATAGAGGTTGACCAAAAATGAACAGGATAATTAACCTTAAACCACATACTTCTATATCCTATAACAGCGTAACATGCTGCGTGACTATTACATGTTACTATTCCATTAGTTGTTACAAATGTATGATATGGAGTATCCATTTCAACGTCATAAACACTCTTAGTATTTAATTCTTCAATCAATGCAATATTTATTGATTGAGTTAATAACCCCTTTTCCCCCTGTTTAACTCTTCCTAGCTTATAATGTTCTGTTTTATGGCAAGATGAACATAGTGTTTGTAAATTTTCTCTTTTATTATTACTATGATCTCCATCAATATGATGAGTTTCTAAATTATCTATATTTGAACAATTTTCATTCTCACAATAATCTTTTTTATGATTTTCATTATAATCTAATAATTCTGTATAAGAAGTATTTCTTTTTTGAAAACCTTCTTTACCTTTTTCAGAATTTAACTCATAATCGTAAATATTATCATTACTATGATATCTTTCATCATTTAGCTCACCTTTATTGGTAAACCTATAGCTTGTATCACTGTTTTCATAACCTATATTATAATATAATTTATCACCTACTGACAATCCACCTAATATAGTTTTTTCACCATTATCCGTTGGAAATTTATGATTATCTGTAACAGATATAGTTTTACCATTAGATAATGTTATTCTATATAATTTACGAAAACCTGAAAAACTTATATTTTTAATTTTATTTCTAATAAGTCTATTTTCTTTATTTAAAGAATATCCAGACCCATAACCATCTCGATTATATTTTCTATAAAGTTGTATTTTACCAACTCTTTTTGCATATTCTTTATCATTTTTTATATTATACATTTCTCTAATATTGGGAGAAAATGTTGACTTACCAGAATTATTAACTCCTACTCGATATATAGATTCATCTCCATCTATACATCGATTAAACCCGTACTCAGCAAACTTTTCTAACTTATCCCAAATATCCTCAGCATCTTCTTTTGGACATTCATTATTCATCGCTCCAGATATAAACTTATCCTTATATTCTAAAATAAGTTTCATCTTTTTCTTACCCATTGCTCTTCTTATTTCATCTGTCTCAGTTAAATTAAATCCTCCAACTTTTTGACAAATAAACATAATCTGTTCCTGATAAATAACCAATCCATAAGTATCTTTGGTTATTTCTTTACATCCCCACATATATTCTGGCTTTTCTTCACCATTCTTAATTTTGATATAATCTTTATGAAATCCAGAATCCATTGCTCCCGGTCTATATAAAGATACTGCAGCAATTAAATCCTCTATATTCTCGGGGCTTAACTCTTTAACATATGGACTTAATCCATGTGTTCCAAATTGGAAAGTATCCTTCGACCAACCTTTAGAAAAATATTCATATACTTTTTCATCATCTAGAGGAATTTCTTCAACATCTATATCAATGTTTTTAATTTCTTTAATCGAATCAACCTGATCTTTAAATTTATCAAGTTGTAAAAGCCCCAATATATCTTGTTTTAAAAATCCAGCATCTTCTAATTCAGTACCCTCCCACTCACTAATAAGAACATCTTCACCATCTTTATCTTCTACTCTAACTGGCATCCATTCAAATAAAGTTTTATTCGTAGGAGTAATTATATAAGCTGAAGCGTGTGTTGATTTAGTTCTTAATGAATTAAGTATCAATGGTAATGTATAAAATACATCTGGATGTTTAATGATAAAATTCTTTACTATTTCTTTTTTCGAAGCTAATTTAAATAAATCTTGAAGTGTTTCATCCTTATTATCAATGATAGTTGTAATAAGATTTACTGTAGCATAATTAACCCCTAATATTTTACTAATATCTTTAATTGCTCCTTTTAATTTTAGAGCTGTATATGTCCCTACTGAACAACACTGATTTTCACCATACTTAGTTTTTATATAAGTTTTTACTTCATCTCTTCGTTCTTGACTATGATCAATATCAATATCAGCAATTTTATTAATAGCACGTTCTTCGGTTAAGAATCTTTCGAAAATCAAATCATATTCAAATGGATCCAACTTTGTAATACCCATTAAATAACTAATAAGTGATCCTGCAGCTGATCCACGACCCGGGCCAGTATAAATTTCTTTTTCTTGACAAAATCTCATTTGATCTTTATTTATCAAGAAATAATCCTGCAGTTTACCCTTAGATATTACATTATATTCTTTTTCAATTCTATCAACACATACATCTTTATCTTCTTTTAATTGCTTTGTTTCTAATCCTTCATGAATTGCTCCCCAAAATAAATCTTCATTAGTTTTAAATTTCTTTTTCTCATCATCAGTCATAATATATTTAGGAAGATGTTTGTGCATAATATCTATCTTAAAATCACATAATCCTGCAATTTCTTTTACATTTTCAACAGATTCTACAAACATTAATAAGAAATTATCATCTTTATTAAATAGAGGAGATAATTCATTAAAATAATCATCTACAGATTTAAAATATTGATTAGTGGCTTCTGATTCTCTGGTCCCACTAATTTCATTTAATATATTCTTTGCAATACTATCTTCTTTATCTAAATAGTATGCATCAGTTATAAATATTGGTTTAAGTTTCGGAGTTGAATCATAATATTTTTGTAAATTTATAAGATATTCTCTATCTCTTTTATTATTTACAAATTCTATTGGATCTAGTTGAAAATACTGTACTCCATTTAAATCCAATATAAAACTATCATCAAAATCTAAAGTAGCTGGATTAAAAATAATTATAATACCTTCTGTTAATTTTAAAAATCTAGATTCTGAAATATAATGATTTCCGTTATTAACTTCTTTATTTATTTTTAGAATATTATTCCAACCCTCTCCATCTTTTACATAACACTTTACATCATATTTAAAATCCTTTTTAGAATTATAAATAGTAAACGTAGCTCCTAGAATTGATCTTACACCACCATATCCACACTCTGATTGAAATTTCATTGCTCCAGCCAAAGTGTTTTTTTCACATATTCCTAACGTTTTACTTCCAAGGAATTTAGCTTTTTTTATCCAATCTTTATATTCTCTGGAACCATTTAATATTTCATATGGACCATGTATTCCAAGAAAAGGAGAAAATATTTCAGTATTATTTACTGCTTTCCATACGTATTTTAATTCATTAAATTGAACATCATCTTCTGTCCCTACAGGAGTATAGAAATATCTACCTCCAAACTCAAAAGCATAAAAATCACATTCTTCTGATTCTGTTATTAAAACTAAATCTTCATTGAAGATTTTCCCTTCATCATTTGAAGTAACTAAATGATATATATTACCACCTATTTCTATTTTTTTAAATTCTGAATCTGTAAATTGAATTTTATTCTTTAACAGGTATTCTTTAAATTTATTCATTTATATTTTTATTTTTAGGTTCCCATCCTTTTCTGTTTTCATCACAATCTAGACACACTGAACTAATTTCATGCTGACATGTCTCACAGAACTTTCTCTTTAATTCTTTTATTTTAAGATGAAGATTTTTAATGAGTTTCCTGTGTTCAGTGTCTTGTTTTTGTAACGCTATATAAGCATCGTTTTTATTTTTTGAAAATTGATTTTCCATAATTCTTTACAAACGTATAATAATTATATCTTATATAACAAAAAATAGAGGAATAATTCCCTCTATTTAATTATTTAGAATGAGTCTAAATTATAATACTTTAGCACCCTTTTTAAGATTATCAATAGCCCATAATGGTTGAAGATTAGAATAATGAAAACATTCTTTTTGTTGATTTTCATTTTTTAAATCAAATTTCATACATGGTTTAATATGATCAATATGCCATTCTCCATGATTCTTCCAGTTCATATTTTCTTGGAATTTAGATTCTAAATGTTGTCTTAATTCATTTATAGAACATCCAAGAAGATTAAAGGTTTTAGCACATTTTACAGCATTTTGAGATTTTAGTGCATGATACACTCTACTACGAAGAACACTTGCAATGCGATAATTATCATTTCTTTTAAGACGTTTTCGATAAAATTCCTTTCCTTTATCACTTTGTTGGTATTTTTTACGATTTATTTTTGAATTTTTCTTAAATGTTTCTGATTGAGTATAAATCTTTTCAGTTTTTTTACCTTTTTCACTATCTTTATATTTTCTTTGAGATTGTTTTCGTTTTTCACTATATCTATAACGTTTATCTATTTCTTTAGCTTCATCTGTTTTTCGATATTCTATTTGATTTAATTTTCTACACTCTTTACATGTATTATAATATCCATCTTTAGATTCTTTTCTTTCTGTAAATTCAGAAAGAAATTTTTCATCTCCACATTTAATACATATTTTTTTATCCATTAATCAAATAAATTAAACTCTTTATCTATTCTAATAAAAGATTCATTTACTTTTGTAAAGGTTCCGTCATTATGATCTACTAAAACTTCTCCAGTTTCATTATTATATTTTTTAATATTTCCAATTTTATCAGAATCTTTAATTATAACAGGACTTCCTACTTTAAAATAATATATCCGATCCCACATACCTTTTACTTTTCTCTGATATTCATCCCTATAGGAGTGATTTGGAAGTCCATATTCATTAAAAAAACTATTTAAATACTTTTCTTTTAAAGCATCTGAAGAAAATATTGATGCTTTCTGGTTTTTAAAACACATATCATCAATAGTTTTTTTAATTTTTTCACAAATATCTTTGAATTTTTTCTTTTCATATTCACGATCATAAATTTTTTCTCGAAACTTATAACTAATCCATTCAATTTGTTTTCTTGTAAAATAATCAGGGAAGGAAATATCTCTTGTTTTTATTTTTCCATTTGGGTTATCTCTATCAATCATTCTTAATTAATTGCAAATTTTAATTACCAAATTTTATATTCTATTAGCGTAAAATAATCCATTATCTAAAAGTTTCATACTTGCTGACTTACTTTCTGTAATTGTGTTATAATCATAAAATAATATGATTTTTTTTACATTTGTTTGTTTTATTAATTCTACTTGTTCGATACTTAAACTATCACCAAAAGTAAATAAACATTTTACTTTATATTGATCACTAAGTTTCCATTCATAATCTACAGAAACTTTATCAAATAACCCCTCTACTATTATTAAGGTATCAGTAAGTGGAGTAATTTCATCATACCCACCAAGCATATGAGAAAGTTCAGTACCATCATAATTATAGTATCTTAAAATCATTCTCTCTTCACCTTCTTTAGCTCTTTCAAGGTTTTTTTTATGCCATCCCTTATCTTTTTTACTTCTAGCTAACCAACTAACCAATTCCCCTTTTTGATATATTAGAAATATAATATGATCCTTTGTTATTTTAGGAGCTATTCCACTATAACCGGGACTAAATAATTCATAATGCTTTTTAGTGAATTTACGATCATTTAAGTAGGGATCATCTGTTTTAATAGAAACATACCCCAGAGGCTTTTTTATAGAAGGAATCGATTCAATTTCATCCTCTTTTTTGATTTTAAGGAAGGGAGTATCTAATTTATTTTTGATATTAATAATATCTTCCTTAGACCATAAATCTAATCTATCTAATGATACTAATAATTCATAAATAGAAGATTTGTATTTACATTTAAAACAATTAACTACAGCTCCACTCTGATTAAATAAGATATTAAATTTCCCACTATTTTTAAAGCACTTAGGACATAGTATATTTTTATTATTATACCAACCCTTAGAACCAATCATTCTTAATCCTAACTCGCTTATTATCTTCTCTTTATTCATTAATACTAGATTGTATTAATTTTATATATTCTGGTTTATTTTCAATCAATATATAACCTCTATTATTTTTTTTAGCACTAATTCCAGTGGTTCCTGAACCTGCAAATGGATCTAAAATAATATCATCTTCATTACTAAATGTTTTAATAAAAAAATCACACATTCTTTCTGGGAATGTAGCAGGATGGTCTTTTTTATTACTAAATTGATTACTTACGTTATTTACATTTATAACATTTGATGGTCTCGCAAATTTTAAATTTCTTATATTGGTTGTATTCATACCTGTCATTCCACTACCATTTTTAGGTGCACCACATTGTTTTCTATATGTTCTTGCAATACTCTCTTCTTTCATTGGAGTTCCGCAAGCTAATGGATTAAAAGTTATTTGATTAGGATTTTTTATAGTAAAATGATATATTGGTTCATGTCCATTTTTTAATCTTCCTTTTAATGCACCGGGGAAAGCATTTTTTGTCCAACAAAAATCATCTACAAACAAAAATCCTAAATCTTCTACTAGTGTTATAACTAATTTCATTACATATAAATCTCTTTGTCCTTTATCAGTATGAGCTTTAATATTAAGAAAAAAAGATCCCTTAGATGATAATATTCTTTTAATCTCTTTAGCAAATGGAATAAACCATTTTATATATTTATCAGATTTAATTCCTCCATAAGATGATTTTCTTCTATCTGCATAAGGGGGAGATGTTAATACCATATCAATAGAATTATCTGGTATTAATTTCATTATTTCTAAACTATCTCCTAATATAATTTCTTTAAACATATTATTTATTTTTTAAGCTGCTTTATTTATAGCTTTACTTCTTTGTCGATCATAAAACACTCCATGTTCGTAATCCGTAGCTATTTTTATCACTTGTTGAGCTTTATAATTTCTAAGTTTATCTACATAAATACGCATGATTCTATTCTCGTATTCTGTATCAGTTTGATTACCTGAAAATACATAAGAAAATGCTTCAACTAAATTCTTATCTCCCTTAGTATGATTTCTAGTAATAACTTTTGATTCATCTTTTTTAGCCCAAGACACTTCACTTGTTTGAGTAGCAGTTAAAACTCTTAATTCTGGAAATTCTAAACATAAGTTTTTCATTTTCCTTGCATTTCCTGTTAATTTAGCTTTTACAGCTGCAGGATCTCCCGGATTATATTTATACCCATCTCCCGGATTAAGAAGTTCTAAATAATCAATTATTAATAAATCTGGAATTTTGCCAAACTGATTAAAATACTTAATAATAAGGTTTCGAACATCTCTCATAGATGCTTCTTCAAATTGCTCGAAGG